CTAAAAATTCATTTAGACATCTAAACAATCTAGCTACTAGCTTGGGTCAAGATTCCGCTATTATATCAGACGGTCACGATCACGAAATGCATTATCTCAATGGAACTCAGGCTGGTAGGCACTATAAAGGTAGTGGTACAGTTTTCCACAGAGACGAGCCTGAAGATTACTATTCAACTTTAGCAGATGGTACTCATTTTGCACACGAATTTGACACCGAAAAAACACACAAAGATTCAAAATTTATTAAAGACATTGCAGGTTCAATAAAAAAATCTGAGTCTTTTGTTAGAAACGGTATATTTAATTTAAAAAAAACAGAAGAAAAATCACATAAACTCGACAACGCTGGGGTAGGTACTAAATTAATCCATTATTCACCACACGAAGGTTTAGAGGAAATCAATCCCGAACATCACGGTATTAGAAGAATTGGATCTGAAGTTAAACAAGGTGTTCCTGATCACAAGATGTCTTTTTATTACTCTGAAGGTACTAAGCCTGAAACTGTAGTTACATCTGGATCTAAACACAAATACGTAGCTGATTTGGGTGATAAAAAGATATATGATATCGCTAAAGATAAAGATGGTATGCACAGTAAAGTTATGGAAAAATTACAAGCCGAAGCTAACAAAAGACCTATCAATAGAGGTATTGTAAACTCTCAAGAAAAAAAGAAAGCCTTTCATGGTGCTATTAGAGATGCTGGATATCACGGTATTTATAATTCTGGATTAGATGAAACTATGAGTAATGTAGTTGGTATGTTTGAATCTATGAAACCTGAATCTTCTCACAAAATACACCCTAACGACTTCAAAGAAGCTTCTTCAAAAAATCACCACGAATCTGACGAAAAAAAATCTAAAGCCAAAGAGTTTGCTGCAAACGAAGGGCATCATAACCATAAATTCTTGCACAATTTAGGTGAGGGTTTGAATGAGTAGGTATTATAATAAAATTATCGATCTTATTAAGAACGAAGATGTGGATAAAAAATCCAGAGATTGGAGAGACATCAGAGGTCAATACGCCTTAGTTAATTATATTAAAGAACATGGTAAGTTAACTGAAGATCAGTTTGTAGAACTCTATACTGGGGATCAGGCTTTTTCAGGAAGTGCAGCTTATTTAGGTAACATAGCGTCTGTCCATACAGATACTCAAGATCCAGTTGGGTTAATAAAAAAACTTAAAGGTAAATTGGAAGGACTTAGTAGTGAAAATAATGAAGATTATTTCCAAAGCTTTAGGGATTCAGCTGATAAATTTTTAAAAACAAATAGTAACGAAGGTATATCTGAAGGTATAGAGGTAGGTGATAAGTTTATCGTTGAAAGTCCCATGTTTACAAAAAGCCATTTATACAAAATGATAGATAGACACCCTCATCTTGCGACTGCCTATACCAAACACCCTGAATTTGACCAAAAAGCAGCTGAAATGCTTTTGTCCAACAAAGACACGCCTCGTAACGACATTCATAATATATTAAACAAAGTATCTGAAGGGTACGGATCTGGAAACATACCTAATGAAGGTGAAGATAGAAAGGTAAACCTAAGTCCAAATGTAATTCATGGTGTTTTAGACAGTCACGCTGATGTTTTGGATAAGAATACGTTGGATATGTTGTTAGACCACACCGAACCTAGTTGGAAAAAAAATTGGGTAGATACTAAGTTAGGAATTAAAGATGGTGAGGGAAATCACGTATATAAGCCTGAGGATTTTCTTGACGAAGGTGAACATAAAGAAGCAGATTGGGGAAATTTCCAATACAAAGACAAAGATAAAAGATTAAGTGATTACCTATCCCAAAGCCGCCATTTATCAGATGATCAGGCTGAAAATATAAAAAGACACGGTAATTCTGAAGAAAAATACAACCTATACCACAACGAACATGTAGATCCAAAACATGGTGTAGAAATGTTTCAAAAATGGTATGACGATGACCATCAAGATGGTTATGACGCTGCCGACCTTACAGAGATGTATAAAGATAGAAAGAAAGATATATACTCTATGGACGATATTGATGAGGACAGTAAGAGCCAAATTCTAGAAGATGGTCATGACTACATTAGAGAAAGTGTGGAAAATAACTACCATTTTAATGATTGGGCTGATGAAAACGAAGATAAAGTTAAAATTTTTTTGACAGAAAATAATGATGAAATCTGGCAAGGTGTTAATGATAGTATGTATGAAAAATACGACTGGACAGGGGAAAATCAAAATTCAGTACAAAATGTTGGAGACAAAACCTTTGATGGTTTAAATCAGGTTTACGACCACATAAAAGAAAAGGGCGATGATTGGATCAATTCAGAAGATATTGAAAAAATTACAGGATCAAAACATGATTTTTTTGGTTTTGATGGTGATCACTTAGATGACGATGGAGATATAGCCCTAGAAGATATTGAAGATAAGTTAAACGAATACGGTGGACCACTAAATGTAGATTACTCCAACAGCGATAGTCACGCCATTGACGAACATCCCGAATACGAAGATAGATATAGAGAAAGTGAAGGTGAGGTTTTAGACCACCATGTTAGTAGTGCAAATCATTACGAGAATGGTTTTTTTGAAGAACATATGGATGACTATTTTGGATCAGATCGCTATCAAGAAGAGATGATGGATGCAGAAAGAGAGTATTTAGAAGAAAATTCAAGTGAACATTTTGACGAGCTGTACGAAAACTCACACCAAAGTCATAGATTTATACCCAATCACTTACACCCTCATATTCCTAATTATAGTGAATTAGTGGAAGAAGAAAAAAAACAAAAAGCTGACGGACCAAACGGTGCATTTTTAAATGCCAATATTAAAGAAAGAGATTACGAACATCATTATGGTGAGGATCAGCATTTTCACGAAATGGTTAGGGATCACGCTGAAGCCAACAATGGAAAAATTGATGTTGGTACTATGAATAAGCTTTACCCTAATCAGAAAGATAAGTGGAAAAAAGTATTTGGCGGTAAGGGTAAGTTAACTCACGAAGAAGCTTCTCAAAAAGTTGATGAACTTCCTAAAACTAAATATGACATATCTTACGGTAAGTGGGGTAGTGGTATGCAAAACGTAAATGACCAAAAACAAGTTATTTTCAGACTTGATCATTCTACTGATAGTTTAAAACCTATCATGGACGATCCTGATATGTACAATACTTTCAAGAAAGTACAGGGTGTATCTAAACAATCTGGACACCCTACTAACGATAGTACCATAGCTTGGGCTAGGGTTGATACTACAGATCCAAATCACTGGATGATCGATGAAGTCCAATCAGATTTTGGTAAGACCGTAACTAGATATTTAAAAGATCAAGGTTCTGATGATAAAGCAGGGCATATAGATAAGATAAATGATCACCACAAAAACTGGCGTGAAAATATTGTAAATTCTGTACTTAAAGAAGCCAAGAAACATGGTGCTGAAAAAGTATCTACACATTCACCTGAATCTAAAGCAAAACACACAGGTTCTAGTAAAGTACACTCAGTATATAAAGACAGTTACAAAAAAGTTCCTAGAAGTATGGGTTTCCAGTCTTCCCACTATGAAGATCTACCACTTACAGATAAGGGTAAGGGTGTTTTTGAAGGTCAGTTATCTCAAGAAAGTCTTAAGGATTATGAGTCTCATGTAGATGCGTGGGATCACCATAAAACTATGGAGTCTTGTCATAGAGATTTAGGCAATACAGAGCATCAAGATAAACACAACAATTTAGCAAACTCCCACTACGAAAGGGCTAAAGTTATAAAACCAACACATGTTGACAAACATTTTAAAGTACCAGAGTCTGGTTCTGAATACAGTAGTGTTGATATTTCTAGAGCTAAGAGAGCTGGTGAGGAAAATATCGTTAGCACACATAGTGCAGATAGCATACTTGAAAGCGAACCAAAACCACCTAGAGAAAACCACCTTAAAGGTCATACATTTCATTTGACACCACAACTACTTAAAAAGAATATGGACTATACATTAGACTATCTTGAAAAGCTTGAGAAGGGTGAATTTACTAGGGCTGCTAAGGGTATTACTCTAGCCTTAGGTTTAGGCATAGCGGCTCAACATGTAGGTAAGATTGATAATAAAAAGCCCTTAATGAACAACAAAAGAATAGCAATTATGAACGCTAACAAACAAGCAAAGGTTCAAGAAATCAATCCCGAAATAGAAAAGGTTAAAAACTTGGAAATAGAAGAGAAATACCAAGAACCTGACGAAAGCGAGGCAAACTTCACTAATAGAAGGATGTTTAGAGGTCATAAATAATGTATAAAAAAGTATTCAAAAGTCTAAAGAAATCTCAAGAAGATAAGATAAATGAACATCTTGGTAAACTAAAAATTGGTTACGAATATGATCGTGGAGACATAGATACAAAAACACCTGAAGGTAAGGAGAAGGTTAAGGGTAAGTTAACAACAAAAAACCTTAATAGCTCTTTATACTCCGTTCCTTCAGAGAAAAATGTAAAAGGTATACCTAAAAAAACCGGACACCAAGCTGGAACTATCAATGTATTTGGTGCTCACTATCCAGTTGTTAAGATCATGAACGACAATACTTTGTTATTGCACACTTCTGACTATGGAGATAGTGAACAAGGAATGCAGTCTAAGACAAGACAGTTGGTAGATAAGATACAGAAAGAAGTTCCAGAACATTTTCCAGATATGAAAATCGTTAAAATAAACCATCCTGACTATACCCACTCTTCTAGAATAATGAGAGAAAATAATCACGAAAAAGTAAGTCAATACCTACAAGATGCTTCTCAAAATCACCCAGATGAAGAGTATAGACAACACGCAGCTGAATCTCATTTACACCTAAACCCTGTAAAAAAAGGCTTCAATACAAAACCAATCCACCAGAAAAGGATTGAAAATGAAGGTTGGGATGGTAAGAAAAATATAGAAAATAGAACAGATAGGATACATCAGTATTTACAAAAAATAGGTTTAAGTGCCGATTTGGGGGATAATGACGAAAACACAAGAGCAATGGGTGCTAGAGAACCTAATGCTTTAGGTGTTAATCCAAAAGGAGACCCAACAGATCAGCAGTTAATTCATGAAGCTGGTCATGCTGTTTTGACTCCAGAAAATGCTAAATTAGAAGATTATCAAGAAATGATAGGCAGTCCAGGTCTTGATGCAAAAGTAAAAGCTTCCCAACAAAGAGAGACGATGCAAGATCATCATGGTGGAGGTATGCCAGAACAAACAGCTCAACACGCTGAAGCCGCAATAGCTAGAAGATCGGGTGTAAATCCTTTTAGAGTTCCTAAGAGGAGTGCTCGTTCAGACACTGCCGAAGAAGGTGCTAGAAGACACGCCAAAAAACAAATAAATATGTTGGATGAAGGTATACATAGGTTTAACCCTCAAACTGGTAGGAAAGAAATACAGGGTACGGTTAATGCTCATATAAATGCTAAGAGTAAGGGTTTTACAGCGGAAGCTGAGAAAATAAGTGGTAAACTAAAAGAAAAATACAAAGAAAAAAATAAACTAAAAGAGCAAAATCCTGACGCTCATGATTTCTTGTTTGGAAAATCAGAAGACGCTAGTAGGCAGGGTCAGGAAGGCTTAAAACCTCAAGCTACCCAACAAAAAGATCCTGTAATAGAACTCAATCACGATCACGGCAAAGAAGTTGCGGATGCTTATCACAGTATGAAGCACGACCCTTCCCATCCAGAAGTTAAAGAGGCTTACGGTGCTTTAGTTGGTGAAACAAAAAAGCAATTTGAAGATATATCTAATAGTGGTATAAAAATATCTAGAATTAAACATGGTCAAGAAAACCCATATAAAAACTCAAAAGAACTTCATCACGATATAAAAAATAACAATCACATGTGGTTTTTCCCTACAAAAGACGGTTTCGGCAGCGATGCAGAAAAAGACTTTTCAGATCACCCAATGTTACAAGGCACTGGAGTTCACCATGACGGTGAAGAGTTACTAGCTAACGATATGTTTAGGATAGTCCATGACATTAACGGTCACCATCACGGTGGTGAAACTGGATTTGGACCTAAGGGTGAACACCAAGCCTACAACGCTCATAAAAAGATGTATTCTCCGCTGGCTAACAAAGCACTAGCTACAGAAACACTGGGTCAAAATAGCTGGGTTAATTTTGGACCACACGGTGAACATAATAGGTCTAAACCTCATGAGACTAAGTATGCAGATCAAAAAGCTGGCTTAATGCCAGATCATATAGTAAACGGTAATTGGCACACAAAAGAAACAAAATAATGTTCCAAAAATCTCATAAAATATGGTATATATAGGTATATAAACTACTGAAAATACAAGTAAAAGGCTATAAAGTGGTAATGAAGTTAAAAGATCACACTGAAGCTGCAGAATCTATGGAATGGGATCTCTTAGCAGAAATTATAATGGATATGGAGAGAGATATTTATAAAATGTCTCCCTTTCTAAATACGGTTGAGCGAAAAAACTTTGAAAAAATTGTTAAAATTTACGAATCTGAAAAAAACAAAAGAGTAATAAATTCAACTACTTACGAACATCTCATGTTTGATGACTATTACGAAGATTAGTTAAAACCCTATAATAACAATCTTTATTATAAGGAGCATGTAATGGAAATTAAGCCAGAAGAGGTAGCTGAGGTTAAAATCATAGGAAAACTAAACGGTGACGATGTAAAGGTTGTTCGCACTTTAGGTGGTTTTAATGTAGCTATGGGAAAGAAAGACAAATATAGTTTAAAGGCTGAAGCTTTAGCTGCTGGATCGCATATAGGATTAGTAGCTTACCAAGTAGAAAAAATGCATGGTCACGATTTTGAGGCTGCTATATATAAGTCCGAATCAGAACAATTACCTCTAGTCGAAGACAAGACAGAAAGTTTGCCAGATTTGGCAAAAAATTCAGGTATAGAAATGTACGTTTTATGTAAATCCAATACCTTAGACTTTATAATGTGTAAAAACGGTATTGAACTAGCTAAATACGAAACTGATTTTGTAAATGAAGAATTAAATATAAAAAAATACTCTTTTAGAGAAAGTTTAAGTCCAAATAGATTTTTATCACAGGTTATAGCTAAAGCTATAGATGAAAAGATGACAGAACTTGGTCTAAAGAAGGTTAATAAGTAAATGGCAGATAAACCTATTAAGGGTACTCAGATAGATGCTTTAAAAAAAAGTCCTATGGATTTGGAGCAAATATCTTTTAACCTTGAAAAGCAAGATCAATTCATCAAATCTCATGGGATTTGTTTTGTTCATTATAGAGCTATGCCTTCACCTATAGGTATGAAAGATAGAGGTGAATATAGAAGATCTGATTCTTTAGATACCATATCTGAAAATGGGTTTATATACGAAAAATGTGGAGAGTTTACTGGTGTTATCCTTAGTAACGGAAAGAGCAAAGTTCCTGTAGAGGGTGGTCTTTACGACACATCTGAAGCACGACTTACAATGCCTAGATTTTACAATGAAGATTCTGACAATGCTGGTGGCGAAAGAATACATTTATGTCCAGGTGACAGAGTGTTTTTAAAAAACGTTGACAAAGAAGAGAAGTCAGTTGCAACGTACCAGAGGGTACAGCACAACCCTAATTCTTCTAGTGATTACCTTCAGTTCCCTGCAAACTGTGTTGAGTCTATAGTTGACTCTAGAGGGGAAAGGTATAAAGAAGGTGTTCACTTTAAGATAAGTAAAAACCCAAACACCTTAGGCAATATAGAGTGGATTAAGGGTAAAAAAAACCCAGGCACTGATGTAGATACTGGCATGGGAAGGGTTTACTCAATCAGGTATAGATATGAAGCTCACTGGTATATAACAGCAGTACTTAATGAAATGAGAATAGGCAGAACTACTGAGGGCAATGTTAGAAAAGAAACTAGAATGCCATATCAGGTTATGATCCAAAGAGAATATGTCTACCACAACAGAAACAGAGGTGATTCTCAAAATACCAATAAAGAAAACGAAACAGATAGAACAAACGAAAAAACAGAAGAAAAAATAGAAAACGAAAAATACGAAGTCAAGGTTAATGTTAATAACTTTGAATAGGATGGAGAAACAATATGGCTGTTAAACAAATATTAAACGCTTGGCAAAGAAGTTTTAAAAAAGTTTCGGATGTCGATGAAATTCAAAACTGCATCTTTAACGAAGCTGCTGGTGTTCAAAAAGTTATGAATATTGAACCTGTCATTAAAGATGTATATTCAGCTAACGATTCAGTACCTTTTGGTAGCTATATTAAATTAGCTTCTGGAACTACAGACTATACCGTTTCTTGTGTAGGAAAAGACCATAATCCTAATTCTAAATACCAAATTGCTCAAATTGTAGTTGAAGGTGGACAAGTATATGTAGCTAATAAAGACATTAAAAACCCAAAAGCTTTTGATGTGCAAGATTGGACTAGAGTAGCACCTGCAACAATTGCTGGTATCCCTGTTGACGGAGCATCTACTATTTGTGTTGGTAAGTGGCACAATTCAATTAATGTATCGGGATTTTTAGTAGAAGACGATACTACTATCACACCAAGAAGATAATGGATAAAAATATTACTGTATTGAAAAAACTTCTTGGTGAAGATATCTTTGATGAAATGAAAAAATCAGAGATATATAAGCCAGAAACAAGAACGGCAGTTGATCTTGATGAGATCAAGATTGCCCTTGAAGTTGTTCCAAAAGCTGTAATGGCTTTTTTAATACAAAATTTAAAACACCTAAAAGCAGGGGATAATTTAGATCTTCCCTTGTATTTTGTAGAGGGTTACGATCAAGTGCCTAATCTACATGTTAACAAAATATCCAGAGATGTTTATTCTGGAGATATTACTTGTTTAGGGAAGAGAATAACTGACTTTAAATATAGAACCTTACCAGGCATAGGTCTAATAGTTCTATCTACATTTGAACTGTATGAAGTTGAAGAGTCTAAAAAAGATAACAACAGTAGTTGTGAAAGTGGTGAAGACCTATCTAGAATGATCGATGAAAGAATTAGGTTGAATTCTCTTATTAGAAATGTTTGTGAAGAAAAAATGAGCGAAAGAGAAGCAATACAGAATATGATTAATCATAGAATTTCTGAAAAGTTTTCTGAAGAAGAGATGGACGAAGATGAATGTGAAGATGAATGTGAAGATGAGTTCCAGCCTCTTGAAGAAAGCGAAGATATTGAAATTTTAGATGAATCTGGAGAAAACATAATGGATTCGAGTTCTAAAAAAAGTAAGTTAAGAGAGTTCCTAGATACAAGGGAGCACAAAAGAAAAGAAAAAGTAGAGCTAGAAAAGAACGAAAATATATCGTGTCCAGACTGTGCGAGTAGTCTATACAAAGGTGAGGATCATTTTAAACTTTGCATTTGTTTTGGTGATAATTACAACAAAGAAATTAAATTTACTAAGAGTGAAGACGGAAGAGTTGTTTTTAAGTTTCCTAAGAAATTTGACACAGACAACGTAGAGCTACTTTTAGAAGCAATAAAGTCAAATAAATAGGAGTATATAGTGGAATTTAAGTATTTAGCGATAAATGGTGATAATGTAGGTGACGGTATTGGAAATGCAATCGCTACAGACAACCATGAAGAACTTACAAAAATTACTGGTGGTCTTAACGAAGCTCACGGTGGAATTGACGAATGGGTTGAGTCTATTGGTGGAGAGATCCTTACATCTTCTGGTGATGAGGGTATTTACAAAGTTCCATCTCAAGCTATGGAAAGTGCTAATTTAGATGAAATTAGACAGAGATACTCTGAAAGTGCTGGAACAACTATTACCATAGGTGTCGGTGCAAGTATGTCTGAAGCCTCTAAAGCTCTTATATACGGTAAAATGAACGAAAAAGACCAAGTAGTGGAGTATGACCCTAGTATAGATGACTTTATAGCTTCTCATGGTGAAGACGAGTCTGAGGTTGGTATCGAACCTGAATTACCAGAAGAAGGTATGGAAGAAGAAGGTCAATTTCCTGAAGAAGGTATGGAATCTGAATTGCCTGAAGAGGGTATGGAAGAGGAGCTGATGCCAGAAGGTCAGATGCCCGAAGAGGGTATGGAAGATCCGTCTATGGAAGAAATGCATGAAGAAGGTATGGAAGGTAGTTTTGACGAAACTTTAATGCAAGAGGGAGAAGAGTCTCAAGAAGAGCTATCTAAAAACCCTGAAGAAAAAATAAGTGAAGCTGTTGGTCAAGATTTAGATGGTGACGGTGATTTGGATATTATGCAAGCTCAAGATGATCCTCTAAATAACGCAGAGGGTGAAGAAGAAATGAGAGAAGAGCCTCAAGGCAATATGGATAATTTTGGTGAAGAAATGCCTGAAGAAGGTGAGGATAGACAGGGTGCTATTGGTGACATGATTCATGCAAATATGGAAGGTGAAGAGCAAGGTGAAGATCCTGAAGGTCTTAAAAATGAAATTATGCAAGCTCTTATGATATTTAAAGAAAATAAAGATATGCTAGAAGCAAGTCAACAACAAAATCCAGAACTTTACAGTGGAATTATGTCTATGCTTAGTTCTATGATTGAAATGGCTAAACAGCTAAATATGAATCCTGTAGGGGATATGGCTAACGGTGAAGTTCAAGGTGAACTACCTCAAAGTGAAGGAATGCAAGAAGAAATGCCTGAAGAAGGTATGGAAGGTATGGAAGAGGAACTTGAAGAAGAAGTAGATCCTGATGTTATTGATGAGGGTGAACTTGCTGAGGATGATGAAGAGCAAAAAGATTTTAAGAATCAATTCAAGAAAAATGAAATAGATACACTATATAAAAACTTGTTTAAAAGTATTTCAAAAGTAAAGAATGCTGTAAAGAGCTTGAACAAAACTAGTAAGTTTGACTCAAAACTTTCTGCGGAAGGTAAGAAGGGTAGAAGAAAACTTGGCGGTAAAATGGCAAAGCCTAAATTTGGCGAGAGTGGTGTACATAGACCTACTTCAACTTCTGGAGAGTCAAATATGGGCTACACTGCTAGGCAGGGAACTAAAATGATGAGAGACACTGACAATATAAAAACAAAAGTAAAGGATGCACTGCTACCTCAGCACCATCCTGAAAAAAGCCTTCGTGCAACTGGAAAAAGAAAATTAGATGGAGAATATGGTGCAAAAGCATCTTCTAAAAGAACATTGGGAGAGTCTAAAAAAATTAAACCTGACTTACCTAAGGGTGAAAAAGACGTTGTTAAAGTAAAGAAGGGTTCTGGAAAAAAGTAATTAAGGAAGACCTTGAGAAGGGAACTATTCAAGGTCTTCCTGATAAATCTACTAAACACATATCGAGAAAAAGACTACCAGTTGGTGCTGTAAAGGGCGGTAAGGTTAAGGTCAAAGACGGTGACAGTGGAAATGTTTCTTGGAGATCTGGTAGATCAGGTATGTCAAGAGACTGGGATGGTGACGCTATTTCAACAAACTACAATAGAAAAGACATGAAGGCTAAAGTAACGCATAGGGTGCATGAGGGTAGTAAGAAAAGCCAAAAACCAACTCACGATGTACATATGGGTAAGGAAGACGGTAGGGAAAGAGCTGATGAGTGATTTGAGGTTTGACTTAGATATAAGCTCTATTGCTGAAAGTTTTGGTGAAAAGAAAAAAGAACTAGAAAAAGACTTGCAAAAATCAGTTGGTAATTTAGCTACAATGACACACGCTAAAACAATGGAATTAGCCACTTCTGAACTAGGTAGTCTATCTAAACAATATAAGGATGGTTTGTCTTTTGAACAGGTGGATAAAAACCTTTGGGTAGTTTCACTTGATGAAAAGCTTCTTTGGATTGAAGAGGGTAGAAAAAGTGGCTTTATGGAAGAGTTACTAAATGGAAAGTCTGGAAAAGTGGGTAAGGATGGTACTAAATATGCGATCATACCTTTTGAACATTCCAAAAACCCTACAGAACAGTCAAGTAAGGCACAAGATCTAAGTAGTCAAATACAAGATGAGCTTAAGTCTAGAAATGTTCCCTATAAGAAAATAGAAAATAACCAAGATGGAAGTCCTAAACTTGGTTTGTTACATAAGTTTGATTTCGATTCACCTAAACTAAAGGACTCTCACAAAGACAGTCCTTTAAAGGGTGTAGCTATATACCAAAGGATGAATGTTAAAACTGGAGATGTCCAGCGTGACGTTATGACTTTTAGAATAATAACAGAAAAACACAAAGAAGAGGGTAAGTGGGTTCACCCAGGCAGGGAAGGTGACAAGCTGATGGACAAAGCCTTTGAGTGGGCTATGAACGAGTGGGATAGTAAGATATTACCAGAGGTTTTGGCAAAACATGGATAATAATTTTTTTATATTTTTAATGTGTTTGTTTCAAATACTTAATATATATGTTTTTAAAAAAGAAAGTAAGGGTATGGGTAGTAAAACATCAAGATCCTTTATGTTTATATTACCCTTACTGTGCGCTATATCAGTAATAATTAAACCACTTTAGCTGGAGGGTATTATGAAGATATATAAAATAACAAACAAGCTTGATGGAAAAGTGTATATAGGAAAGTGCGAAGGTAGTTTAGAAAAAAGGTTTCAGAGACACTGTAGACCTTCCAGTGGTTGTGTAAAGATCAAAAACGCCATTAAGAAACACGGTAAAGAAAATTTCTCAATAGAAGAAATAGATAGTTGCGAAAACGCTAAAGATCTTAATAAAAGAGAAATATATTGGATAAGTCAATATAAATCTGTAGAGAGTGGTTATAATTTAACATATGGTGGAGAAGGTGGTAGTCCATCTAAAGAAACAAGAGAGAAGATAAGAAAACACAGAACTGGAAAGAAGATTAGTAAAAAAGTTAGAGATAAGATGTCTATTGATAGAACTGGTCACAAAAACTACAGATCTAAAAAAACTTTAGTAATATACCCAGATGGGTCTCAGAAGGTTTTTAAGTGTCTTAAATACGCTTCAGAAAGCCTCGATATAAGCTACTCTTGTGCTAGGGCATTGGCTCAAGGACATAACAAAAAGAGTAGAGATGGTTATAAAATTAAATATTTGGAGGCGTAATGGCTTTATTTCAGGGTGACGTTGTAATTAAAACCGCTATTCAATTAGCTGTTGAGGATATAAAAAAGAATAGCTGGCTTATAGAAGATATCTTCTCTGATTTTATAGAGAACCCTATACTTAAGCAAAAGTACGGAATGAAAGAGATAGAGAGGGCTAAAGAGTTTATTTTAAATAACAAAATTAGCTACTACATGAATCTAAGAATGGATAATGAAGAATTTCCATGTGTTACTGTTAGAATGGGCGATTCTCAAGAAGATGAGAGTTTAGCTACCTTAGGTGATAATACTATATGCGTTGAAGACTTAGATCCAGAAGACATAAAAGAAACGATCGCTTTTATCGTCAAACCTTTTCAAATTATTAACTACGACCCTACAACTGGAACAATCGAGATAGAAGAAAATATCGATGGTTTTGAATATGTAGGTGAGGGTATGATAGCCGTAGATCCTGAGACAGGAAATGGATTTACCATAAGTGAAAAGTTAGATAATAAATCTTTTAGGATATCTGCTGGATCTGACTTAAATGTAGACAAACTAGCTATAGTTCCTAAATATCAAAAATTCAGAGCAAGAAGGGAAGGTATAACTAGTCAAGAAACTTATAATATTGGATGTCACGCTCATGGAGATCCTTCTACATTAATATTCCTTTTTTGTCTGGTTAAATACGCAGTTTTAAGATACAGAGAGGGACTTTTTGAATACAATAATTTTCAACTAAGCACGATATCTTGTTCGGATATGATTAAAAACACAGCCTTTCAAGCTGACAATGTATATTCTAGATTTATCACAATAAAAGGTCAAGCTCAAGAAGATTGGATTAAAACACCTTATAGGATATGGGAAGCTGTAGATATTGCAGATTGTGTAGATAACATGAAAGCAGGTATTAAAATATGTAGTAACGAAAATACTGTAGAGGGTACTCCTGAAGCAGATAATGATTTATGGGAGACGATTGATCAAGACGAAGAATGACAATCTTTAATTATATGGAAGAGAAAGATATCGAAATAATTGCTAAATCTATGTACAAAGCTGTTAGAAAAGCTTTGGGTACAGCTATTAGTGAAAGAAGTAAAGACCAATCTAGGGAAAAGCAAAACAAAGATGTTGTTGCAGACGTTCTGGATGATAACTTTAGTGCTGAAGCTGGTTTAAAAACACCGCCTAAAAAGACTGCTAATATGAATAAGTCAAAAAAAGGCGTAACTAAACTATCAAACTTCAAAGAAAAAGTCAAGAAAAAATATGAAGATAGAGCAACTACTGCTTCAGGCGTTAGTGAGATGGGTATTGAGAACAGAAGAGCTTCTGGAGATAACTCATTGAAATCAGGTTACAGTAAAGTTGCAAGTCCTGAAAAACACAAGGAAACAGCTAAAAAAATAGCTAGAAATAACTTGGCTGAGACTAAGCAAATTAGTCAAGACACTAAGCATAAGAATTTAGGTAAAAAAGAAAAGAAATAACAATCTTTAACGTATCGATAAAGTTATAAGGAAAAACTTATGAAAGATAACAAAGAGAAAACTTACACAGCACAAGAAGTAGCTACGGCTATTATTGAAAAATGTCGTGGTTTATATAAAAACAGTGACTTAGCTAAATCCAATACTGCTCACGAGTTAGAAGTAGGTTCTGAACCTCATAATGAAGATTCTGAAGCCCCAGAACATTTACAGGCTGGAGAGGTTTGTAAGCCTGAAGCTGGTGATGGTAAGAAGAAAAAGAAGGGTGATGGATCTGAAGAAGGATCTGAAGAAGGATCTGAAGAAGGATCTGAAGAGGGTACGGAAAAAATCGACATACCTGCAGATGAAGTTGATGGGGATTATGGTTCTAAAGACATGGCAGAAGGACAGCCTGATCACGAAAAAGATATGGGTGAAGAGGAAGAGTTTATTCATGACGCAAAAGAAAATAGGGATGATGAAGCTGACGATGACAACGTAGAAGCTGATGAAGAAGATTCTGACGAAGAAGGTTCTGACGAAAAAGAAAAAGAACCCAAGAAGGACGATAAGAAAAAAGAGCCTTTTAAGAAGATGGAAAAGTCCGAAGATATGGGTACTAACAAGTTAAAGAATTTTATTAACAAAACAAGATCTAAAAGATCAAACAAATAGAGGTTTCCATGAGTAAGTCAAAAGAAACTAAAAAAGATAAAGAAGCTAAGAAGGAGATTTCTTCTAAGAGTATTTTTTCTGAAGCAAAAGAAAAAAGAAAAAAAGCTTATCAAGATAAGCTAAAAGCTAAAAAATCAGATGAAAAACAAACTAGAGAAGAATTTAGAAAGTTTTTTGTAAAGATTAAAAAGAAACTTAGTATTACAGCAGACATGGAGCAGATTATTTGGATTCACATTAAAGCTGCTGGGTATAACAAAAAAGATAAGTTTGAAGATGGCGTTAAACATTTTGGATATAAAATATAAGTAATTATAAGGGGATAAAGATATGTCACAAAGAATTAGTAATTCATTCATTAATACGAACACACCAGGTTCATATTTTGATGTAAAGGTAAAGTCAACTCCAGTAGGTGTTGCCTCTAGTGGTAACATTGTAATTATGGGTGAGGCTGCTGGTGGAGCTATTTATAGCGATGACAGTCTTAAGGATAACTGGTATACACCAGATCAATTGGATAGAGTAACTGCAAAATATATTTCAGGACCTATTGTTGATGCCTTTAGAGCGTTATCTTCACCAAGTAATGACGCTGATATTACAGGCTCTGCAAACAGAATTTACATTGTTAAAACTAACGGTGGAACTAAAGCTTCTGCTGGTGTTGGGTCTTCTTATGGAAACCTTCAAGATAAAAATTACGGTGTTGACGGTAATAAATATTTTTACCAAATAACAGAAGTAGATTCTGAAGTTGGAGCTTCTCACGAAGGTACTCCTATTGCTGACTACTCTCTTTTAGCTGGTGCTCAATTTACAATGAGAGCGCAGGGTGGAGCTGAAGTAGTTATAGATGTCTTTACAGGTGTTGTTGGTGATTACGATGATCAAGCTAAAGTTATAGCTCTTATCGACACTGCTTTACCTGCTGGATTCAGTTGTGTTGCTGGAGTTGCTGGTGACTCAATTAAAATCGAATCGGATGAGGATATTTTAGCTCACGAAAAAGGTTATAGCAAATCTTTTGAACTTGTTGACTCTACTTTAGGTGATCTTGCTGCTTTAGGCTTGATTGCTGGTGAGTACAGTTCTTCTCAAGAGCCAAGTGTTCAAGTAGATATTCAAAGAGTAGATACTAACGTAAACGAGTCTTTTGAAGCCGTTGCTGAAGTAGCTCTTGAAGTTGGTTATGAAGGTACATCAGGTACATCAGGTACTTTAGATATTAGTGGAAATACACTATCAACTAGTGTTGTTGGAGGTACTGGAGGTAATCTAAGTATCGATATGACTCAATACACTACAATTAAAGATTTAGCTGACTTTATCAATAGTCAAACTGGATACAGCGCATCTAGCGCAAGTGGCTCTAGCCAATCACCTACATCACAACTTGATGAAGTAAGTGTTGGTATAGCATCTAGTACTGCAGGTGTTAAGCCAGCTAAAGTAAAAAAATCCGCATCTAACTTTGCTAGAGTTATCGGTCAATCAGTTGTATTAGACTGGACACCAATATCTAACTCTGGATTGCCTGAAGAAATAAGTACCGTTAATTTCCTTTCTGGAGGTCTTTTGGGAGCTACTTTAGCTGCTGACATTGCAAACGCTACTTTGGCAATAGAGACAATTGATGTAAATTTTGTTGTACCTCTTTTTTCAAGAAATGCTACACAAGATATTTCAGACGGTATTACCGATTCTGCATCTACATATACAATTTCTGCTGTAAACGCACTTGTTAAGAATCACGTTCTTAAAATGTCTACAGCCAAAATTAAAAAACACAGGTCAGCAATTGTTAGTGTCTGGGGTAATTACAGTGAAGCTCGAAATGAAGGATCTTCAGCTGCAAACGCTAGAGTTAGTGTTGCTTTCCAAAGAGCTACACAGGTAAATAGTTTAGGTGTTATTACATCTTACCTACCTTGGTATACAGCTTGTGTTGCAGCTGGAATGCAGACCGCTGGTTTTTACAAAGCAATTGTTAATAAACTTGCTAATGTAATTAGTTTTCAAGATCCAGTTGGATTTGATTCAGGATCACCTGGTGATGTTGAGGGTGCTTTAGACGCAGGTCTATTGTTTCTTGAGCAAGATGTTGCTGGAAGTAAGTGGGTTTCTGATCAAACTTCTTACGGTGTTGATACAAACTTTGTATATAATTCTATTCAAGCAATGTATGCAGTTGACCTAGTATCTCTAGATCTTTCTGCAAGTTTTGAAACAGCTTTTGTTGGTAAGTCGCTTGCTGATGTTGATGCATCAACGGCACTTTCTTTCTTAGCTTCTAAGATGGATTTGTATAAGAAACAAAAACTAATTACTGGTTCAGACGATGCTCCATTGGCATTTAGAAATGCTAAGGTTAGTATTAACGGTCCAATCATGTCAATTAGTGTTGAAATCAAACCTTCAACTACAATTTACTTTATTCCAATATCGATTGAAGTAAGTCAAGTAACTAACAGTGCATCATAATATAATTATAAGGAGAATATAATATGGCTAAGGCAAAAACTTTTACTGGAGCACGAGCAAAGGTATACGTAGACAACGTACTAGTGGGGATGTTCGATAGTTGTACATACTCTGTAAATATCGGTTCAGAAGCTATCCATACGTTGGGTAGATATAGTCCACAGGAAATCACTCAAACTTCTTACGAAGCTGTTACGGTTAACTGTTCAGGATTTAGACTTATTGGTAATGGTGGTCACATCCTTCCAAAAGTACCTAAACTTCAAGACTTACTAGACTTAGAAGGTGTTACACTTTCAATGGTTGATCGTCAGTCTGATGCTAATGCAGAACCTATTATGACTGTTGTTAATTGTTTACCTGTAAATTACAGTACTGGAGCTAACGCTAAAGCTACTTCAAGAATTCAGGTAACTTATATCGGTACGCACGCTTCTGATGAGTCTGGTGCTCAAGATGAAGGTGGAGCTGTAACTTTACCATAATAATTAACTAGGTACAAAGAGTGGATAATAAATTAATGTACGACCTTCTTAGGGAAATAAAAGAAGAACAAAAAGAATTGTCAATAAAGTCCTCTCAACATAGAGAGGATACTACAATGTGGCAGTTAAGTTGTGATTCTAGAATGGAAAGGATTGAAGTAGATCTGAGAGAACACAAAGAAGGCGTAATACAAAATAGAGAGTTTCTAAAGCTAAATAGAAATAGAATAGAAACTCTAGAGCAACCAGAGAAGGTTAAAAAGTATCTATATAAAAAATGGATGGATGCTTTTAAACTTATAGCCGCTGGTGGTGCTGCCTTTGGATTTTTATCAAAGTACTTAGGATGGTGGTAATCAATAAGGAGGCGAAAGTCTCCTTTTTTTTGAGAAAATTATATGAGTGAAAAACAACACAAGTCACAATTACAAGTTGTAGAGGGTTCGGCAGTAGGCGAGTTCCATGTAATACCTAAGTTTGACTATAACTCTTCTATGCTTTTGGAGTATCTTGGTGAAGCTAAAATTACAGCTGCTGATAATACTAACAATCACTACATACAAAAATTTATATACGATAGTGTGTGTAACGTGTCTAGGATACTTATAGCTACTAACCAAGCTAGTGCTGGATGTACTGATGTTACAGTTGAAATACTATCTAAGAAAAAAGTAAAGATTGTGGCGAATAACGGTGACTTTAAGGAAGTAGAGATACCTACTATAGGTGGTGGTAAGCTTAAGGATAAGCAACAAGCTACTACAGTTAATTTGACAACTCCTACTCAAAGTTTTGTAGGAAAGGCTTGCAAGGTGTCTAGTGATGGGTCTGAAGTCGAAATAGAGCTTAACACAGAAGATTCTACTTTAATAGGTGAAACTAACACTGTTATTGACGAATTTGACTTAATGTTGCAATTCAACAGTAATAATAAACCATATGAAAAAAGAAGATGGACTAATAGAAAAAGGTATATTTATGCAACTTTAGAAAGTTGATATAAAGGCAATCTTTAATATATACAGCTTTATGCTGCAGCTCTTTATGGGCTTACCCGTTGTGGTATTTGAGGAATTTAAGGTATGAACTTTACTAGCTTTATTAAAAAGTTATTAGCTTTTGATGTGCTTTTTGGTGCAAAGAGTAAAAAACTATCTGGAATTAAAGATGCCAACAACCTAATAACAGATGCAATAACAATATCTAGTATAAATAAAACAATAACATTAACACAAGAAATACCTAGTTATTTAAATGTTGATCAATATTTTCGTATAACATCTGGTGTAAATGCTGGCAACCTTTTCAGAGTTAAATCCTTGGGTCCAAACACCATAGAGGTGTATGAAAGTATATCTAATGATTCTGGCTCTATTACGCTAGACGCTAGACTGTGGGTCGTTCACGATGACCCAACCATATCAAAAGCTGGAGCAAGTGGCTCTACAGTATTTAATGTTAATAACACTAACACAACTGGGCTAGATGATGGTTCTGGTGTTGCAGGTGTTAATGCAGATCACTACCATGGCGACAGTATAACAGATGTTGCTGCTATAGATGTAAGTTATGATAATTCTAGCTCCGGAGCAACTGGAGATAATGTACAAAATGTACTTGATGAAATAATTGCTGGTGGAGGCTCATCACTATTAATAGACACAATAATAAACATATTCAATTCAACACCCGAAGAGGGACAACAGGCTTTTTCGACTGACACTGAAAAATATTATTTATATCAAGATTCAAAGTGGAAAGAGTCAGATGCAATCTCAAGCGAAAGAACTGGAGCATTGGATATGGGCGCAATCCAAGGCAGCATTTTATCTGGATATGGAAAAGAATATGTATCGAGCAAGATAATTTCTAACTGTAATGTTGGCTCAAATTCAGAAGCAAAAAAAGGCGCAATAAGAACAGTCTTTGCGAATAGTTTGCAGCGTGATTTATTTCAAATTTATTTGCAAGAAAACTGGCAGACTATATTAACTGGTGTAAATATTCAAACAGATAAAAACGAGGCGATTGTAGATATTGAGTTTACAGATTTTGCGCCATGGGTTCTTAGTTTGATAACTGGAAATAGTGATGTTAAAGATATAAACGGTACACCGATCGTTCAAAATATGCAGAGTGATATGGGTGCGATTCAGACACCTTTGGTAATAGATGGAGGTTACTTTTAATGACGACTTACTATATAGCGGCAAGCGGTAGCGATTCAAACAATGGAAGTGAGGCAACGCCATGGCGTAACCTTGATTATGCAATAGACAACAGCGACCCTACAGATACAATAATTGTAATGACAGGGACTAACGTACAAACGGTCAATGTTGATGATGACAATCAGGATTGGGGATCAAGAATTGTAAAGTCAGCGACTGGAAATCCTAGAGAGTGCATCTTAGATTACAACGGCTTGAGCTATTCAAGAATACGAGCGGATGCAGCTTGTGAAATTTCGGGAATTACATTTCAAAATGTTTTTATGAA